TCCTTGTAAACCTTGGAGACCTTGAGTTCCTTGTAAACCTTGGAGACCTTGAGTTCCTTGTAAACCTTGGAGACCTTGAGTTCCTTGTAAACCTTGGAGACCTTGGAGACCTTGAGTTCCTTGAACGCCTTGAGACCCCTGAGAACCTTGAAGTCCTTGAGTGCCTTGGAGACCTTGATTTCCTTGTGTTCCTTGGAGACCTTGTGAACCCTGAGAACCTTGAAGTCCTTGAGTACCTTGGAGACCTTGCGAACCTTGCAGACCCTGAGCCCCTTGTCTCCCTTGTGTTCCTTGAATACCTTGAGAGCCTTGAAGTCCTTGAGTTCCTTGGATACCTTGAGAACCTTGAGAACCTTGCAGACCTTGGGAACCTTGGATACCTTGAGAACCTTGAGTTCCTTGAATACCTTGAGAACCTTGAGAACCTTGCAGACCTTGAGATCCTTGAATACCTTGAGAACCTTGTAGACCCTGAGAACCTTGCAGACCCTGAGTTCCTTGTGTTCCTTGGAGACCTTGAGAACCCTGAGAACCTTGTAGACCCTGAGAACCTTGTAGACCCTGAGAACCTTGTAGACCCTGAAGACCTTGAGAACCTTGTAGACCCTGAGTTCCTTGCAGACCCTGAGAACCTTGTATACCCTGAGTTCCTTGTGTTCCCTGTAATCCCTGAGAACCTTGTAGACCCTGAGTTCCTTGCAGACCCTGTGAACCTTGAAGACCTTGAGTTCCTTGAGATCCCTGCAATCCTTGAGAACCTTGAGATCCCTGCAATCCTTGAGAACCTTGAATTCCTTGAGTTCCTTGTGTTCCCTGTAATCCCTGAGAACCTTGAAGACCCTGAGAACCTTGGATTCCTTGTGAACCTTGAATTCCTTGAGATCCTTGAGTACCTTGAATTCCCTGTGAACCTTGTGAACCTTGAATACCTTGAGAACCTTGAATTCCTTGTATTCCCTGAGACCCTTGAAGACCTTGAGAACCTTGTAGACCTTGAGAACCTTGAGAACCTTGTAAACCTTGACTACCTTGGACTCCCTGGTTACTAAGACCTTGTAAACCCTGGAGACCCTGTAGACCTTGTAGACCTTGTAGACCTTGATTTCCTTGTACGCCTTGATTACTTAATCCCTGTAGACCTTGAAGACCCTGTAGACCTTGTAGACCTTGTAGACCTTGATTTCCTTGTACGCCTTGGTTACTTAAACCTTGAAGTCCCTGGAGACCTTGTAATCCTTGAGAACCCTGAACACCTTGAGAACCCTGAACACCTTGGTTACTTAAACCTTGAAGACCCTGAAGACCTTGAACGCCTTGGTCTCCTTGAACACCTTGAGAACCCTGAACACCTTGGTTACTTAAACCTTGAAGACCCTGAAGACCTTGAACGCCTTGGTCTCCTTGAACACCTTGAGAACCCTGAACACCCTGATTGCTAAGTCCCTGAAGACCTTGGAGACCTTGAGAACCTTGAGCACCCTGAAGACCTTGATTACCTTGAACCCCCTGATTACTTAAACCTTGGAGACCCTGAAGACCTTGATTACCTTGAGGTCCTTGAGAACCTTGAATACCTTGTAAACCTTGATTACCTTGAGTTCCTTGAAGTCCCTGAACACCTTGAGGTCCCTGTGAACCCTGAATCCCTTGGAGACCTTGTAATCCTTGTGTTCCTTGCTCACCCTGAAGACCTTGATTTCCTTGAACACCTTGGGTTCCTTGCTCACCCTGAAGACCTTGAGTACCCTGAAGTCCTTGATTACCCTGAAGACCCTGAAGACCCTGTAGACCTTGAGTACCTTGAATACCTTGAGCATAAACATCTCTGGAAGGAACCCAAAATCTCCTTCCAGTATATCCTTCAGCAGCAATTAAAACATAATGATCTACTGGAACAGTTTGTCCTGGAGTAAAAGGATTAGTTCCTATAGAAGAAACGCCAACTAGCGGATCGCCTAAATCTGGTTCTGCTTGTTCAAGCCCAAGAAATTGATACCTATCAGAGGTAATACCAGATTGGTCAAATCTTCTAACTCTTCCAGAACTATACTTTGACATTTATTTACTGCTTCGCTGTTTCAAGAACGCTGAGAACAAGTTCAAGAGAATTATTTTCAGTTGCCTGAATTTTTATAACATCGTTAGTTTCTAATGCTAATCTTCCATCAGCAACTAAACTGTAACTATCATTTTGAGGTATAGGAACCTGATTGGCAAATTTGTAATCTGCTGGACTTTCAGTATTTCTTGAATGAACTGCAGTTACACTACAAACTCCACTAGAAACATTTGTGACCTGAGATAAAATAACAATCGAAGCAACTCCAATAGGACAAGTATATATTCCTACCAAATTTGTACTTAGACCAACTCTAAGCGTTCTAAATTTATTAAGTGCAACTGCTGCCATTTTATCTACTTAGTGCAATAATTAATGGTGTTACTGTATTTAACAAACTTTGACTAAACGCTCTTCCTGTAATTGTTCCTGTAACTTGGTTAATTGTTACATCATCACCAATCTTAAAATTACCACCTTGGTCTGTGCTTGTATAAACAATAATTCCACCATTTCTTTGCACAACTTCGTTTTCTTGAATTACTACACCACCCAAAGCTGGTTTTGCACTATTAATATTATTTCCAGAACCTACCCACTCAAAAGAGTGTGAAGATGTAATTTGGAGACTTACTCTAGTAAAGTAAACTGTTGTTCCTACACTAACTGTATTATTTAGATTTGATAATAAAGTGATTGTAGAAATACCAGCAGAAGGTAAAGTAGCACTCTGAACGGAATAATAGATTGGATATAGAGTTGTAGTTGCGGCAGCACCAACTCCTCCTCCACCACCACTAAATGTTATTGTTGGATTTGTTTTATATTGAGTTCCTGTACTAATAATATCGACAGAAACAACTCTCCCACCTTCAATATTTGCACTTGCTTCTGCACGAATTCCATTTGGTCCTTCTGGGTCACTTAAGGTTACATCTGGTGGAGTAGTATAACCACTTCCACCATCAGTCACTTCAATAGACTGGACAAAGTAATAAAGGTCTCCAAAATAAAGTGCCTGACCATCATAAGGACGATAAGAACCAATACCAGAAACTACAATTACATCTTGTTCTAGTTCTGCAATTTGATGTGCTTTTCCTGTATAATGGTAAATTGATTTTGTAGTTTGGTCTCCAACACCATCAGAAACTAGTCCAAGTCTTCCGAATGAAGAGTTGGAGTTTGTAATATCACACTGACCACCAGAACCAGTAAAGATTGCAATATCATCACAAATCGTAAAGATTGATACCAACTGAGAATATGCACCATTAGTAATAGAAACTCCAATACCACCCTGATTGTATTGAGTGTAACTGTCAACGCTCATAGTACCAGTCACACCAATATCAACTTGGTCTCCAGGCTCTGCATCAAAACCATCTACTTTCATTCCAATACTGTCAGGAACGAAATTAGTGCAGTTTCTTATATAAGGTCCTTGTGTAATTGGTCCTACTCCCTTTGAATATGGAGGAATAACTTTTCCACCAGAAACATAAGTATGAGGAATTGTAGAAACTCCAGTATTCACAACGAACGTATTTCCAAAACTTGGAACATCTAAAACTCTAAACTTAAATCCACCAGACTTTCCTGTAGGATATATTGTAGTTGTTCCCGCACCACTAGTGCAGGAGAATTCTAAGTCTCTAAGACCTACATTTTGCCCCAACTTAACATAAGCTCCTGGTGCAACAATCGTAGTAATACCAGTAACATTATCATAAGTTGCGTCTGTAACATTTATAGAACGGTCAACAATAAATCCACCCCCAACATAAGTATGAGGAATTGTAGAAATTCCAGTATTAATTTCAAATGCCCCATTTTCAAATACTTTATCTACAAAGAACTCATATCCATATCTTCCTGAGGGAAATTTTTGAGTAGATGTTGTCAATCCAGAAGAACATTCAAATACCAAATCATAAAGTTCAATCAAATCTCCAGGTTTGACTGATAATCCTGGAGCAGATAATATGGTCTTTCCAGTTTCATTCTCATAAGTTGCTGACTGTACATTTACAATTGTCGTAAATCCTATTCCACTATTACCTGGATAAGTTGTAGTAATTCCTGCAGTTGAACCTAACCCAACAATCGTGGTTACAACTCCAACTGAAGACCTCATAGCAGAAACAACGTCGGTGCAAGAATTTAAGGAATTATTAAATCCAGTTTCATAATCAACCTGCATGGATAGGTCTTTGACCTGTAAAAATTCATTTTGGAAGTTTTGATACTTCTGAATTGTTCCGCCCGAAACATAAGTGTGTGGAAGCGTTGATTGACCTACGACAACCTCAAAGGTATTTGAGTTGACAACTCTTTTTACTGGAAAAACATATCCAAGACTTCCTGTTGGGTATGTTAGAATTGTTGGTCCTGATGGACAGGAGAACTGGAGACCTTGAATTTTTACTGGGTCATCTAATAGTAATCCGTGATTGGATGCAGTAACAGTAGTAATTCCAGTTAGATTATCATAAGTAGCACCCGATACGTTTATAACAGGTCCTGCTGGATATCCACCCCAAGTACAATTATTTACAACGGCACGGGCAATATTGAAAGAATAATCCAAAGTAGCAATAGTTTGTTCTACTTCTCCAGGATTTTTAAGAATTTGTGGTATTAAATTCCAGTCATCATCAAAGTAGAACTTAGCAGCACGAACTGATTTAGAGTTACCACCTCTTGTCATATCAAAACATATTGCTCTCCAAATATCCTTTACATCGTCAGCACAATCGTTACTTTCAAGAGTTACTCCAAACTCAATTGGTGGTGCCTGTTCCGTTCCTATTCCAATAATATCTGTGATAATTTCTGCAAGAGATTCAATTCTTATGATTGTATCTCCACATCCACCAGAAACTAAAATTGGAGAATAACTACTAGTATCTTGTGATAAATTTGTATATTGTGTTGGATAAGACTCATTATTAATTACAAAGGTTACAATTCCAACTGCATGATTGATTGCATCTACGGTTGCATCACGAATACTGTATCCATTAATATCAGTTCCCGTAATGTGTAAAAGACCGCCATTACTATCATAATATGTTAATCCTGCACCAATAGATTTCTTATTGCTTCCTGCCTTTAAGTCGTAAGAGATGGAACGGAGAATATCTTTAATATCATCTTCACAATCTCCTGGAACAGTAGGAACAACAAATGGTGGAGACTTATAATCTGTAGAAGTAAGAAATCCTATAGTTTCTGATGCAATATAGTCAATATTTAAATCAATAAGTCTTGCGGCATCTTGTTCTCTGTGACTTCCAGCAAATCCACTAAATCCACTTGTTAAGAAACCAACTGCTTCTTTTGCAATATAATCGAGATTGATGCGAACCATTCTTGCCCCATCAAAAAATCTATCAGTCGATACTCCTAATAGTGGTTGTAGTGCAACAATTGCTGCACCGTTAGTCATATTAGGACCAATAAAACTCATATCAGTAATATGACATCCATTATTAACATGGAATAAGTCACGGTCTAAGAATTTTGGAGTTACGACACAGTTACGAAGTTCTGTTCCCTCAACAGATACTGTCTTTGCCAAAACAATCGGGTTCTCTTCAACATAAACTCCTGGAAATACTTTGATGGTGTCACCAAAGACTGCAACAGTAGATGCAGATTTAATCGTTCTCTTTGGATAATTTTCTGCTAGTCCAGTATTATTATCATCTCCAGTTTGTGAAACGTAGATTGTTTTTCCTACTGGTCGGTATGAAGTAATTTCAACAATTCCCTTACCATCAGGTTGTGTTGATTCAATATCAATTCCAATACCTGCAGTAATTTGAGTAACAATTCCAGTTAAATTTACACCATTTCCTAAGAAAGTATCTGCAAGTAGATTGCCAGAAACTTGTAATCTTTCTGTTGGATTTGTTGTTCCAATACCAACAAACTCTGTTTCGGGAATATAAACAAAATTAGTAGCACCAGCAGCAACATTTTCATTATTGAAGATGACTTGCGTATCTTCACCAGCTACTGGTCCCTCTGTACCTTGAAGACCCTGCAGACCTTGATTTCCCTGAAGACCTTGAAGACCCTGCAGACCTTGATTTCCCTGAAGACCTTGAGTTCCCTGGTCCCCCTGTAAGCCCTGTAAACCCTGTGAACCTTGTGCTCCCTGAACACCTTGTTCACCTTGGAGACCTTGAGTACCTTGTAATCCTTGAAGACCTTGTGCTCCCTGAACGCCCTGGTCTCCCTGAATACCCTGTAGACCTTGAGTACCTTGGTCTCCTTGTAGACCTTGTAGACCTTGTGCTCCCTGAACACCTTGCTCACCTTGGAGACCTTGAGTACCTTGGTCTCCTTGCAGACCCTGTAAACCTTGTGCTCCCTGAACACCTTGCTCACCTTGAAGACCTTGATTGCCCTGAACTCCCTGATTACTTAAACCTTGAAGACCCTGAAGACCTTGAACACCTTGGTCTCCCTGAAGACCTTGCAATCCCTGAAGACCCTGAAGACCTTGTAATCCCTGAAGACCCTGAAGACCCTGAGTTCCTTGAAAATCACTTAAAGGTCCTTGAGCACCTTGAAGACCCTGAAGACCTTGCAATCCTTGAAGACCCTGAAGACCCTGAGTTCCTTGAAAGTCACTTAACGGTCCTTGAGCACCTTGAAGACCTTGATTGCCTTGAGTTCCTTGAAGACCCTGAAGACCTTGAACACCTTGGTCTCCCTGAAGACCCTGAAGACCCTGTAAACCTTGAGTGCCTTGGTCTCCCTGAAGACCTTGCAATCCTTGAAGACCCTGAATACCTTGTCTTCCCTGATTTCCTTGTAGACCTTGTAGACCTTGAAGACCCTGAGAACCCTGAGAACCTTGAAGTCCTTGATTACCTTGAAGTCCTTGATTGCCTTGAGTTCCCTGAAGACCTTGAGAACCCCTAGACGATGCTTGGCATATTGTAAATTCACATTCACCAACTACGGTATTAACTGCATCTGATTGGTCTGCTTGGTCCATCCAAGCATATATTTCAAGATAGTCGCCTTGATTTAATTTTATTTGTGTGGTTACTTTTATATTTTTATTGTCGCCTAATGCAGCACCTTCACTATAAGAGGTTGACCTAGTTTCTGTAACCTCATTACCATTAACAAATATAGAAGCTATTGGAGAGATTCTCCCAGTTCCGGTATTTATAATTCCTATATTTGCATCTATTAAGTAAATACCCTCTATTACTACTTGAACTCTTTGAGGATTTACTGTATTTGAATGAACGTATGATTCTAGTTGAGTATAAACAGTATTATCAAAACGAATAGGAACTCTATTCGCATAAGTTACATTAATATTTTCTGTTAACGTAACCTTGTTAAAATTGCAAGCATTAACATCTTTGTTTAAACCAATATTAAACCAAGTCCATCCACCTTGACCATCAGATGTAAGAACATCAAATATATTTCCAGAGCTATTATCTTTGTCGTAAATTCCACCTGATACTTGAATATCATTAAAAGTGGATTTTTCTGAAGATGTTACATTACCTACTAAGTCACCTTCTGCAGTATCAAATAATCTTACCTTTTTATAAAACCAAGCCTCTTGACCTACAATAAACTTATCTGACATCTCCTATATCCTCACGCAAATGTTCCAGCTATGTTAGTTGCTGCACCAATTGCACCACCAATACCAATATTATTGGCAGCAAGACCAGCAACTTCGCCAGCAAATGATGTGAGAGAAAATACTTGAGTTCCAAATGTTCCTAAGACAGTTTCAATTACATTTCCAAAAAGACCATCGACCTTAATTTCAATTGCTTCCATATCAATTGTGGTTCCAGCAGTCAGTTTTATATTTCTTCCTGCTTTAATATCAACATCTTCTGCAGCATCTAATATGATATTTTTACCTTTTATTTGGACGGACCCATTACCAAGTGCTGTAATTGTTATACTACCATTTAAAGAATTTAATGCAATATCTACACCTTCTTCTTCAGTCTTATTTCCAGCAGTTATTTCAATAGTTCTATCATTAAGGATTCTAAAGTGTCCTCCTTGCGTTAAACTAATTGATGATTGGTCTTTAGAATTTGTTACACCATAAAAATTATAAACATTTTCGCCATCAATTCCCATCTGGGGATTGCCAACATCTATTCTAAAATTTGGTCCTAAAGAAAGATAATTTCTTTCCTCCCAATTCTGCTGAGTTCCTGTTTTAAGTCTTTCTGCCATTTTAGGAAATACAATCTATGATTTGCGTTAGTTTGGAAATAGATGTGACAATACCAATAGATGCTTTAATTTCAGCTCCAGTACCAGTAGAACTTCTAATTCTAATTTCTGGATATTCATCAGAAACAATAGCAACAGGAGATTCTGAAATAAAATTCACAATTCCTCCAGAACTATTTACACCAACACTTACAGTCTCTCCAAATCCAGTAACAATAGGTATATCAAATGGATCAACAACAATATCACCAGTCGAATAACCAATTCCAGGTCGTATAATAGTTAGGCTAGCAATACCAACATTTATGGCAGAACCAACACCGACTGTAATTGTTCTTGGTCTTCTATATTGAGGTGCTAGTGGATCATATCTTAAATTGTTGGGGTCAATTACAACTCCACCAGGACCAACTATAGGAACTCTAGAAGAATCTACTTTAGTACTTCCTACTGGGTAATTTTCCCCAATAGAAACCATATAAACTTCAGAAACTTTTCCATCTCTAACAATACTTCTAGCAACAGCACCATAACCTTGCTTACTATTATCCACAACTTCTATAAATGGGGGATATCTATAACCCTCTCCAGGTTCTGTAATTTTTACGCCAATAATACTTGCAGTAATTTGAGCGTCATTAATATCCTGACCTACCTCTGGAACATTACGAACAAATCCACCAAGAATAACTTCAGCTTTTGCACCAGAACCACCACCACCAAAGATACGAATTTCTGGAATTTCTAACGGTCTTGGTAACTTGAAATTACATTCAGGAATTCCAGTTGCACCTCCTGAAGTATTTCCGACTTCACCCTCAGCATCTGCACCAAAAATATCATTAGCAATTCTTCCAATTTCTGCGGATAATTTTGCATTTTCTAAAATTCCACCCAAAAGATCGTCCTGATTTTCTGAACTTTTAACTCCTTTACCAACAGTATATTCAGTAAATACGCCACTACATTTTGATGGGTCTTGATTACATCCTAATAGTGAACCTGCTTTTGCAATTGTATCTACGCTACTAGTAAGTGTTTCATATATATCCATACCTTCAGCAAATAAATCACTAACACCTTCTAATGATGGTGATACAGCTTCGGTAATTTTTCCAATAATAGTATTCAGTAGAGAACCAGCAAATTGAGTGCCAACGCAAGATACAAAGTTTTCTACATTATTTAAAGTAGATTCAAGTAATTCCTTTATATCATCATCTAAACTATTTGTTACTTGACCTACAGCACATAATAGACCTTCTTGTAGTCCAAATACTGGTTCAATAAATGCTTTTTGTGCTTCAACTCCCGCTAAAATTCCCGCTGCTTCATCTGAATATGAAGAAGCGACCTGATTATAAAGACTACCTAATCCCTCTTGAAGTGAGGGTATCATAGTCTCTCCAAGAGTTTTAAACATCTGACCAGTAACAGAGTTTGTTAATGCTTTAATTGAAGCAGTTGCTCTGTCTATTTCTAAATCAATATTTGTAAATGCAGATTGAAAACCAGTAACCTTACCTAATAAATTATTAACTTCTCCAATAATACCTTTGACAGCAGTATCTTCACAAGTATTTGCTAGAGTAATTACTCTTCCTATTCCAGTATAAGTTTGAATTTCAGGTTTTAATGGTGGTACTGTCTCATTAAATTCACCAGTTGCTGCAATATTTCTCTCATTAATAACTGCAATTTGAGTATTAAGAGCTTCTGCTGCTTCTGCAGGGACATCTCTTGGTGATTTTTGAGATTGAGTATTTTGTTCGTTAGATTCGTCTGGTGCTAATGTCCCATTTGGTTTTTCAACTCTTGAGGTGTAACCAGTAAAAGGAACAAATGGGGGAGTTGTTAATGGATTATAATTTTCTTGTGATACTTCTGATGTTCTTCCAAATACTCCGAGAATGACTGGTATTTGAGCATTATCTCCATCAAGAAAAAATCCAAATACAGAATCTGATGGTCTTAGTTTAGTATTTGTTGCGACATTACCAGCACCAGAACCTGCGGTGGTTGGTAAAAGAACCTGTGCCCAAGGTAAATCTTCGTTTGATAATTCTTCTTCGTTAAACGGATGATAACCTAAAATTCTAACCTTTTGCCTATTTCCCCATCCACCACCATTATTTTGGCTCTCTTGACCAGTCCCAGATTCAAATGGTGCAACTTGCCCAACCCACCATCTAAATCCATCTCTACCGATGAAATTACTCTTTAATAAAGATTCATCTATCATAGATTTTGCCTTCCAAAGGTATCTCTAATAAGTTTTAATGATGTATATGAATTTTCAGCATCAAAATGATGACAAAGTTCTTTTATGATATATAGACCACTTATTTCAGGGTCATATTCTTGCTTATCGACGCTTTCACTTGTCTTAGGAAATAAGCATTCTATAGAATCTCCTGCATTTAAATCTAAATTACAGGGAACCATAATATTTATGGCCTGTGTCAAAAGCAGATTATATCTCATCAGAGATTGTGATTGGTATTTTTCTGGGTCAGAATTTAAACCTTTTGTAACCTCTTGGTCAGTTGTTCCAATATCTAGTATTTGGGTAAAAATTCTTGTTGGTATATCACCTAAGGTCTGATTTGAACCATCAGAGACCTTAGGTAATTTTGGTTTACTTCCTAGGGTTTTAACTTTGTTCTTATAATCGCTGAAACTATACTGACCTTCTTGAGGAGAAGTTACATTAAAATTAACAGGATTGAAAAACATTCTTTGACTTGCATAAGCACCTAGTCTTAGTTTTTCTAAAAGATTTTGGTTTCTATCTACATAATAATTCAATATATGAAATTCTTTATCAATTTTTTCTAGACCATCAAAAGATTCGCCAGTAAGAATATACTGATATGTTGCTTTCTTTTCCTGAGTGATTAAACCATCTAAAGACCTAAAATTAAATCCTTCTTTTGTTTGATAGAATACAAATCCAGCGTTAGAATCTTTTTCATCAGGAACTGCCTTTGATGCCAACCAAACTAAAACAGTAAATGGTTTTCTAAGATTGCCAATAAAACCATAAGGATTAGAAGTTTTATCCACCTGATTGATTTTATTTGCTACTAAGTATTCTTCAAGTATACTAGTTACAGATTCATCTATTCTAAGGTCTGATGGATATTTTTTTACTACACGAATTGTTTCATTTGTAATCGCTTCTCTAGATACTAAATTTAATGTAAAACTTTCTCTTGTTGTGTCTACTACTACATCAGTAATACTGGAGACATAAAGATATCTTTCTGGTGTTGTAAAATCTAAAGAACTTTTAACATTACTTGAGTTAGGAGCAACTTTTAATACCAGTCTTTCGCCACCTCTTAATGGTAAACCATTATAAATTGACTGCTTATCCTTAGAACCTTTAGGTGGAGTTATAGTGTTCCCCACGTTCATAATTTTTAATTTGGCAGTAATTGTTGGAGAAAAAATATCCTCATAATAGTCAAAAATTACTGCACCCTGAGAAATATCTACAGTTCTTGACTGGTCATTTGATTCTAATATTAAGGTTTCGTAAACGGATTTTTGTAATGCCATTAGACGTAAGATAAATCCAAGAGAAGTTTTTGTTTCATAAAGTTATTTAACAAGGTTCCCATAGAGACTGAAGATTTTGTAACCGAAGGCATCATAGGACCTTGAGACATTTGTGGTGCTGGAGACGATTGTTCTGGTATAAAGGCAAATATCTCTGCTGGTTTGTTTACTGGAGTTAGTGATTGAAAAAGTGTTTGTTTAGATTGCTGTGATGGGGTTTGAGATATTTGTGCTGGTGGTGGGGTTTGTGCTTGTGGTTGTGGAGATACTTGTGCTGGTGATGGGGATTGTTGTTGAGGTTGTTGTGTTACTTGTCCTGGAGAAATTTTACTTGCAGAAGAACCAGCTGCACCGTGAGAAACAGTAATTCCTCTACTACCTATAATTTCAGCTTCTCTACCATATCCACCTCTAGAATAAACTTCACCAACTGCAAATGGGAATTTAGTAGCAGAACCTGGCTGGGAAGGAAAAGTACGTTTTACATTTGGATTAATTTCTTGAATATCAACTCCAGCACTACTTCTTGCATCATGAGCTCTTTGTTCTGCTGCAATTTGGTTTCTAAGTGTTCCATCATTTTTAGATGCATATTGATTTAAATTTCCAAACCATACGGTAGAACCTCTTGCAAGCATTACTTTTACTGCTTGGAAAGATACCTCTCTAATATTTGCTAGTTCTTCTTGTGTTGGATTTGCATTCTTAGAATCAATATGAAAGTGTGTAGCATATTGTGCTTCACCTTTACTTCCAGAACCACCTTGAATAAAACCACCAGCACCTGTTTGAGGTATCAACTTCATAGTACCTGCTGATACTGCTCTGGATGGTGAGGGTGAGGATGGTTGTGATTGTTGTGGTTTTGAACCTTCTTTTTGCAAATATTCGTAAGCAATTTTAGATGCTTTCCAACGGTCTCCAAGTTCTCCCCAAACAATATATCTATAAGATGCTTTTTTTAGTTCTTCATCAGTTGAATTTGGATTCATAAAAACCTTTAAAACACCATCAGACCCACTATTGTAATATGGCAAAGACATCTCATGTTTAATCCAATCAATTTGCTCTGAAGCACTTGCGGTTTCTAAAGGTTTTCCTAAAAATTTCTCAGCAGCAACAATTCTAGACCTATTCCAACTAATTAGTCCTTTATTAATTCCAGCTCCATCATTTAATATCCAGGGTTTTCTTTTTGCTTGCCACACAGATTCTGTCTGTATATTTCCTGCCAAATATGCAGCTGCCTTAGGTGGAAACCCTTTTTGTGTCAATAATTTAGCACCATCTTTTAAATTTGTAGGATTTGGACCAACTGAACTAGAAGTAGAACCAGAAGAAGTATCACCATAAGCACCCATGTCTTCAGGAGTACTTCCAAATGGAGGGATTTCTTGACCACTATAAGAACCTATTTGCGTACCATCTTCAGTAGTTTGAGTTAAAGGTGTAGTAATTAATTTTACTCCTGCCTCTAGTTCACTTCCCATATCATTAATTGAATCGACAAGTTCATCAAATGAATTTCTTATTCTATTTGAATCATCAAATAAATCAAAGTTTTTTAAATTTTCAATTGCTCCAGTAATCAAACTATATGAGGATTGAAAAACTCTAATTGCTCCTGTTACAAAACTACCAATAATTCTTCCAGCTTCCTGAAGTCTAGCAATAAATTCCTTTGCCATTCCTTCCCAAGTTGGGAGATTTTTAATAACCCAACCAGCAGCAAGATATCCTAGAGTATTTACAATTCTGTCAATAAAACTTCCAGTACCATCAACAATACTAGGTTTTGAAGTTATATTTGGAGAAGAAGCAATTTGTTTTGCTTCCAATTCATCTTCTTGCTCTTGCCTTATAGTAGCATACTCTCTTTTTTTTCTTTCCGTAAGAATTTGTGAACTTATTTTTTCTCTATCCTCAGTTCTTTCCTTCAATAACTTTGAAAGATTGGTAAGAGAAGTTTGAGTATTAAGTAAAGTTTTTTGAGACTTCTTAATACTTTCATTAAAATTAGTTCTTTTTGGTAATAAGGTAGTTTGTGCCATATTACATTACCACATTATAATTTAATTGTGAGTAAAGCACATAAAAATTATCTGGATTTGATGATGAAATAAGTGGAACATCAGTCACAGTCGGTGACATAGGAGGAGTTGTTGGTTTTTGTTGGGGAGCACTAGAGACTATCACATTTGGTGGTGGTTCTTTTGGAGGTTCCATCGCAGGAGGTGTCGATGGTTTAGCCTGTATCATATCAGGTTTCGCAGTAATCTGTTGAAGTTTAGAAGTATCCACTTTCATTTTTTCAGTTTCCATCAAAAATGGTGGAGTATCCGTTTTACCTTCAAGATAATCTATTTCATCTTGTGTCAGTTCTAATTCTTCATAAGTCATTCCTTTTTTCAATCCATCAGAAATCATATTCCAATAATCACGTTCTGATTCCCAATATTTTTCTTCTTTTGATTTTTCACCTTCAGGTATAAATGCCAAGTCTTTTGATTCTGGCATCATTGGTTTTTTTGGTTCATATTTTTCTTTCTTTTCGTTCTCTTTCATAGAGATATTTAATGTTTGATTCTGACCAGAAGGAATCATAGTAGATGTTGGAGTACTTTCTGCTAATTTTTTAGATTCTTCTGTAGGTACTTTTTGTTCTGGTGGAGTTTTTGACTCAGCCATACTCTCCATATTTGCTGGTAAATTTGGTGGTGTATTTTTTGAATCAGTACCAGAAGGTTGTGGAGAATTTACTTTTAGGTCTTGAACTTTTGGTTGTTGTGGTTGTGCTTCTGGTGGTTTATTTCCACCTCTTGGCGTATTGCCAATTATACCAGCACCTCCACGAAAACCGGGAGCAAAGCTTTCAACCATCTCATCGGCAAATGAAGCAAGTCTAGCAGCACCTCCGATAGGTCCAGGAGCAAATCCAAGAGCATTTGTAGCGGCATCGGCATATTCTCCGCTTTTCAAATTCATGCCAGCACCAATAGCACTAAACATACCACCAAATATTCCAGGTCCTCTGCCACCAGAACCTCCAGAAGGTTTAGGACTTGCTGGACTTGGTGGTGATTTTTTTCCTCCACTAAGCATAGATCCTAAACCAGCAGCTGCTGCTCCTGCTGCTTTAAAAGGAAGTTTAATTGCATTCAAAGTCAAACTAGTAACAGTTCTAATTACTGCACCTATGGCAGTTTTTACTAAACCTAATCCAAACTTTATAGAAGCAATTACTCCTACACCAATACCAATATTAGATAATAAACTATTTTTAATATCATTTAACGCCTTTTCATCTTTATTTCGCCAAGCATTTAATGCTTTAATTCCTTGAAGACCTAACCACCCAAGAAAAAGGCTTGTTAAAGCATTAGCAACGTTTCCAAATATATTTTCTACTTTATTTGATAATGCTTGAATAGGAGCAGATATTGCATTCCTTATTTTTTGTTCTAATTGATTTTCAGAATCAATTCTTATTTTTCTTTGAGTACTTTGTACTTCCTGTTTTTGTTCTTTTGCTAAAAGATTTTGTTCAGATTGAGTATCTGCTTGTATAAGTTTATATACATTAGCAATATTTTGAGAAAGAGTATTAATCTGATTTTGTAAGCTTTGAAATTGCTGCTGTATTCCCGTTAAAGTAGTTTGATTTTGTTGCTGAGATTCTGCAAACTTCTTAGATTGCTCTGCAATCTCAGTCTTATACCCAATATCAGTTCCCCTAAAACTAGAAGAAGATACTCTAGAAGAACTAAAAAATGAGTTTCGGTTTTCTCTAGATAAGGGAGAACCTGTTAGTGGGTCTACTTCAGCCATTTGCTACACTATTTTTGAGATTTTGCTCTTCAATATATTGCTGTAGAAGTGCAATATAAACATCTCTCTCCCAAGGTATCATATTTTCTAACTCTGTCAAAGAGTATTTATGATGTTGCATTAATGCAAAATTAACTTGATAATATGACACAAGACTTTCATGTGCCATTCCTAGGCGAAAAAAGATGTTAATCCCTCCAATACAACTTCACTCTCAACACCAGTATTTGGATTCTTTATTTTTAATTTATGAGATAACTTAGGCATAGTTTGGAAGAATGTTTCAATTTCCTTAAACTGACTTGAACTTAGTTGGTCTATGAACTCAACCAATTCTTTTTTAGTGCATTCTGACGCAGACCAAGACTCTTCTTCATTATAAACTTGATCCATACAAGAACAAATCAAATCAAAAGTATCTTCAACTCCTACATCACCCCCGGCAAAGTTAGTTTTAATAAACTCTTCCATAGAAGGATATTTCATTCTAAGAACTAGAGAATCATCTAACTTAATATCTCTAGAATGTTTAGGATCAATAGTTACTTCTATTTCTTCTAGATTGATAGTTACAGGAACTCTAGTACTTCCATCATCAGGACAAGTAATCAAAACCTCAACAGTTTCTCCTACAGATTTTCCTCTAATGTTAAGAAAAATATATTCAATATCAAAAGTTGCAAGTTGATTGACCTTTATTCCACGAGTAAGAATACAATTTGAAATTACAGTTTTGACTGCTTCTGCAATTTGACTTGCATCTTCACTTTCCTGAGCGATGATAAGAATTTTTTCTTCCTTAACTAAAAAAGGTCTATACTTTATAGTTTTCTTAGTAGATGGTATAGTCAACTCATAAGTTGGAGTTGCAATCTTTGGTAATGGCATAATTTAACTCTTTAATTTTATTTTATTTAGAATATAGAATTGACGACATTTGCTGCATTCGATACTGCATTTGCAACTCCATTAGCGGCATCTACAATATTACTAAATCCTAGTTGTTCACTTAATGAGTCTGTTTTTCCTACGATGTATCTATCAAAGCTAAAAGATGCACTTACCTTTAATATTTGAGAATCTGCATAACTAACTCCAATCGGATTTAATGCAATCGGAAATAACCCAACAAAGTTATAAATTAATTCTCTTTTATAATCCCTATCAAATTTTACAATTCTAGTTGCATTTGATTTATAATCTTCAGGATATTGCATTCTTACATGATAATTTTCTTGATTTTGAAAATTCATATTAGCAACAGTATACGAACCACTAGAAATAAATTCCATCCAACTTTCTAAGAATATCAAAGACTTATAGTTTTTATCAACATAAAAATCCAAACTTATTTGTTGATACATTTTATAATTAGCAAATGTCTCACTAACACCAGTATAATTTCCTTCAGCCTTTGAAGAGGAAAAAGAAGTTGTTGGTAATGATGCTGAATTACATAACAGACCAACATCATCTGTTACAAAAGAAGATGTAACATTTTTTGCTGCTAAGTAAGTTTTTAATGCATCAGGAATACCACCAAACTGAACCTCATAATGGGTTGTTTGTGCTAGATTAGTTAATAGTGGTTTAAAATCACTTATATTTTTTCTTGGAGATGGGGCACCTAATTCTTTTATTTTCCAAACTCCATGCCTATCTTCAGTTACAGACTTTCTAGTATCATCAACACTATCGAAATTCCTATTTTTTTCCCACTCAAATGGTCCTGGTCCTTGGGGCATTTCTAAATAGTATGAAAGAATCTATACTATGTATAATGGCATATAAGGGAAAATTTCAACCCTCATACCCAAAAAAATATAAAGGCGACCCTACAAATATCGTCTATCGTTCTTTGTGGGAAAGAAAGTTTATGGTGTATTGTGATAAGAATGAAAATGTCTTGGAGTGGGGAAGTGAAGAGATAATGCTGCCATATCGTTCCCCAGTTGATGGAAAAATACACAGATACTTTCCTGACTTTTATATTAAAGTAAAAGAAAGTACAGGAGAAATAAAAAAGTATCTAATAGAAATAAAACCTAAAAAGCAAACAGTAAAACCAAAAGTTCCTAAGAGACAAACAAAAGGATACCTTTATGAGGTTTATGAGTATGCCAAAAATCAATCTAAATGGGAAGCAGCAAAAGAATATTGTAAAGATAGAAATTGGATATTCAAAGTCCTTACCGAAGATGACCTAGGAGTATGAATAGAATTAGACCTGTTCTCAAAAATATTACAGGAAAAGAAGACCCTGATGATTTAATGCAGGAGATATTAGGAGTATTGAAAATAACCACACCAGTTCCTGATGTTGGTAAGTATTATACTTTTGTATATTCTCCAAAAACTGATAATTTACAGTATGATGAATATCCTTTAGTAGCAGTAACTGATATTTTTCAGTGGGGATTTCGTGGTATAAATTTTCACTGGGGAGGACCAAGACAATATACTTGGGTAGAAATAGTTGGAAACTTACATCTTGTCTATCCACAAGAATTTGGTGACTTGAGAACAATACCTTATGGAAAAATCAAACTTAAGAGATAAATAACTAAAAAAAGTAAATGACAGTACCTCCATTACTAAGGTATCCAATCAAAAAACTAGATTCTGATGATTTCATTAAGATTGATATTTACGAATATCAACCAGGAACTCTTCCTACTGAAGCTTCATTTAGCACTACTCCAGGAGGAATTAGAGGAGCAATAAAACAAACTATTATATTGCCCATGACAGAATCTATTCCACAAAATACATTATCAACAGTTTGGGGAGAAGATAGATTAGGTCCATTACAAGCTGGGGCATTTGCTGTTGCAACTGAAGCATTAGAATCTCCCGGTGCTGGTATTGCGGAATTTCAACAACAAATCCAGAAAGTAGGAGATGCTTTAAATACTAGTCTTGGTTCAAAAGTAGCATCTTCGGCACTGGCACAATCTATACTTAAAAGTATTGGTGTACAAAATGCGGGTTCCATTTTATCTAGAACTGGTGGTATAGTCTTTAATGAAAATGTAGAACTTTTGTTTCAAGGAGTAACATTAAGAGGTCCATTTGGTTTTGTTTTTACTATGACACCTCGTTCACAAAAAGAATCTCAGACCATAAAAAATATTATTCTTTCACTTAAAAAGGCTATGACTCCCAACAGAGGAACAGTTGCTGGAGCAGGAGCAGGTCTTCTTTTAAAGGCACCAGATGTATTTAAAATATCATATAAAAGTGCAAATAAAGACCACCCATTTATGAATAGATTTAAAGTATGTGCTTTGAAAGATTTATCAGTTGACTACACTCCCGATGGAGTCTATATGACATATAAAGACTCTACTCCAGTTAACATAACACTTTCATTAACATTTCAAGAACTTACTCCAATTTATCGTGAAGATTATGATAAGGATGAAGGACTAATCGGACTAGGATACTAAAATGACTTATTTCAGAGAGTTACCAGACTTAGAATATCAATCATTTTTATCTGATAGGCAGAGGTCTAATGATTATGTGCGTGTTAAAAACTTATTCAGAAGAGCAAAACTTCGTGATGATTTAAATAATGTTCTTACAGTTTTTGATAAGTATCAAATACCTGATGGATATAGACCAGATAACGTTGCTGAAGAATTATATGGAAGTGCAGAATATGATTGGGTAGTTTTAATTAGTGCTGGAATTGTAAACGTAAGAGATGAGTGGCCAATTTCAGATGGTGATTTATATTCATATGTTGAATCTAAGTATGGTAATGAACTATATGGAACTCATCATTACATTACAAAAGAAGTAAAAGATTCTGGTGGAAGAATTATTATGAATGAAGGTAGATTAGTCAATAATATTATACAATTACCTTATCCATCGTATTTTCCCGAAATTGGTCCTGATGTAATTGATATTGGAATAAATGAAACATTAGACACAGTATTTGGGAACCTATATCTTCACGATATCAGCACTATTGTAAAAACAGAAGATTACGGAACATTTACAATTGACGAAGAACAAAATATTTGGACATACGCTATAAATTTAGAGTCTCTTGAAGGACTAGAATTCTTCGATGATGAAGCAATGGTAACAGATACACTACAATATATTGCAGTTGATGGGTATCTAAAAACATTCAAAATAGATACAAAGGTATTTAAAAATGAAGAGGATATAGATGTTGAATTTTTAGTTGATGATAGTAGTATTAATTCAACTCAAGTATCATATGTAACTTATTACGATAGTATAACAACATCATATACAACTTCTTATAATATAACGATACCCGTTTCAAACTACGAATATGAAGTTGAATTGAATAATCAAAAAAGAAGTATTTTTGTTCTAAAACCTTTCTACTTACAGCAATTTATTAATGATACTAGAGATATAATGACTTATAAGAGGTCTTCACAACTTGTTGAAGACCGTAATGGGGATGATATTATCAGAACTGAAAATACAAGAACAACTATGCCTTATGGTTCAACATTCCCAAGAGAATCTCCAAGTGAGGTAATTAGAATAGAACTAGCATAAAAAAACTCCCCCTTTCGGGGGAGAATTTTTTTTTTAGTTAATCACTCTTCGGCAAGACGAGCAAAGTATGATAGCGTATCATCATCTTCGTCTTCATAAGAAGAACTACTTGAAGAAAGACTGTTCAGTTCGCTCCTGAGGTCTTCGGTAAGAGGAGGAGCATAAGAACCTTCATCTTCACCTTCTTCTTCAACGCTTACGCTGTTGCGGGTAGAAGAACCTTTGATACCCAGAGTGTAGTCAAGACGCTTCTTGAGTTCTTCATAACTCTTGTACTCGCTAGGAGAAACAAACTCACTCAGGGAGTATTCTTTCTTCCAGAGTGCCTCAAGCACTTCGTCATCATCATGGAGTGCTGATGGTGCTGCAAATTCACTTGAATCATAGTTACGATAACCAGCAACATTCTTTGCTTTCAGTTTGAAGTTAGCACCATTCCAGAAATCAAATGGGTCGATTGCTTGCTCATCTTCAAACTCAGGTTGCATAGCAGCGGTGAGTTTGTCAAAGATTTTCTTACCATACTTGAAGAGGAAAACCTTACCTTCGTTTTCTGGATTTGCAGGGTCTTTTACAACATAGATATTGCTTACATAAGTCAGCTTACGCTTCTGCTTACGGGCAATTTCCTTGTTTGCATCTACACCAGAATTCCAAAGAGTTGAGTTGTGCTCACAAACAGGGCACTTTTGATTTAGAGTTGTTAGGCAGTTATCAATCAACCAACCACCAGGACCTTGAAAGGCGTGTGAATATACTTTCACAAATGGTAGGTCTTCACCATCAGGTGCAGGGAGAAAACGAATAACTGCATATCCATTACCAGTTTTATCACACTCAAGTTTCCAAACACGGTCATCAGAAGAACCGCCAGAGTTATTCATTTTTTCTACTTCTTTCACCAGTTTTTCGGTGAGAGAACCTAGTTTTGATTGCTTTTTAAGATTTGAAAAGGACATTAGATACCTCAGATTAATTGGATTCGGGGGATTACTTGGATATTCTAGCAGGGTCTGCCTCAGGTGTCAATATGTTTTTTGAGCGATTCGATTGTTTTTGCCATACTGCCGAATAAGACATTCATATCAGTATCTGGAGGAAACCCCATAATAACGATTGATTTTTTGAGACTCTCTTTCATTTCTAGTGCCTTAGGGTCATCAGAAAGTGAAAGGCGAGTATACATAATCTTCTGCTTTTCTATCAGAAGCGTCAATTTTTCAATATGTTCCATCTTTTCTTCTTTGGTCATAAAACCAAAATTTAAGACATTCTTATAAATGTCTTCTTGAAGAAAATTGATTTCTTTTAACTCATTTTGTATGATATCAGAATCAAAGAAATTAGACATTTAGGATAGTCCTTAAAATTTTTCTATACTGGAACACATCAATATTTAGAAAAGAAGAATACTTTTTGATTTTCAAACTTACGGTTTCCCACACAGGGTCAAGTATCTTCTTATCAAATTCGCTAGAATAACGAAATATCTTATCATAGATTACCATAGTTTCTGGAGATATATTACCACCCAGAAATTTCTTTAGAATAATCGGATGAGACTTTGAACAGTCAAAAATATTTTCTAATTTTTCCTCAGAGAAAAGATTTTCAGACTCTTCTTTAAAAATATAAGTCATACTTTGCTGGCGTCTTTTCCAGTCAGTATAATTCCTTTCTCCTGAGTTGATAATTTCGCCAATCCATACGCTTGATGGATTATCAGACGCAATAAAGTTGGATACAAAGTATTCAATAATTTCTTCGTCACTCATTTTGCGACTAGTTTTCTCAAAGAAATACTTATCCTTTCTTTTATTAAAGGATGCTATAGATGCTCTTGATTTTCCACCATACTTAAAAAAGTCATATTTACGACTTGTAAAATGACTTTTAATTGATAAGTATGTTTTGTATGTTTCAAAGGGTGTCACTTTAATCATTTACTCTTTCAAAGTTTTCAATTTGCTCTACAGAAACAGTATGCTTATTGTTAATTCGATACCAATATGTTCCTTCACCTTCACCCAGATATTTGATTTCAGACTTAGGAATGTTATTTTCTCTAATTGCAGCCTGAATCTTATAATGCATCAATTTAGAATGACTAATCATAATGGAAGTTTTGCTCTGGTAGTTTTTTTCATAAAGTTTAGACGGATTGCATCCCATTTCAAACGCTCTTTGAGAGGTTTTGAAATGAGTTTTGTTACGGATTCAATCTCTAGATTATTGTTTTCACAATACATTACGATTGCATCAATATAATTGATGTTTTCTTCGGCAACAATTTTTTCAATCTCTAAAGCAAACTTAGATGGTGTTAAGAACTTATCTTCGATTGCTTTTTCTAAGCTTTCTTTTCCATAAAATTCTGTATCGCTAGTTTTTTGTTCCATAGAGTTCCAGTTTATCTCTAACAAACTTTCTAATATATTCGGTGAGTAGTTTGATGTACTTTGATTTGTTGTATTCTTCATAGACGACGCATTCTCCATTTTCACAAGCCATTAAAATTACAAGTTTTTTTACAGGAATACCAGTAAGTTCATAAAACATACAGGCATAGGCAGCACACTGAACAAAATAGTGTTCAATCCATTCTCTAGGTTTTGCTTTTTTTGAAGTCTTAAAGTCAATTATAGCAAGCTCTCCGTTGTATTCTGCAATACAATCTACAGTCCCTGCAATCCCTAATTGCCTACTATATAGGGAACCTTCAAGAGCGTAAATATTATTTATCTTATTCAGTTCTGTTTTTAAAATCTTAAACAGAAATTCTGAAATCGGAAGAATATCGGATTCACAATTAGAGTTTTTTAAATACATCTCTACAAGAGTGTGCATATCCGTGCCACGACTAGTTGCCTGTTTCGTAACACGGTTTGCTTCCTCTTCTCCTACCTTCTTTCTCCAACCCTCAAAAATGTGTTTGTTAAAGTGACTGGTGACTGAAGTAATAGAGACCAACTTTAGCAGTTGGTCTTCATCTGAAACTTTATAATAACGCACACCATCTATAGTTTCCCTATCGAGTTGGGGAAGTTCAATATCAATATGTTTAAACATTAAAAACCAGCTTCCATTTTTGCTACAATATACTCTTTAACAAGACCTGAACGAACAATATCATCAACGCCAAACTCAATTACATCAAAAGAAGGCATCGCTCTAATAATTTTCATAAAATCAACAATACCATTACGGTCATTAGTCTTGATTAAGTCTGTTTGAGTTGCGTCTCCACAAAACATAATTTTTGAATTTTCCCCAACTCTTGTAATAATACTATCAAGTTCGTGAAAAGTCAAATTCTGGAACTCATCTACGATAATGATAGCATTATCAAGAGTGGTTCCACGAAGAAAAGAAGTGCTCCAGAACTTTATCGTTTCTTGTGCCTTAAGACCACCATAAAGCATTTCAAAATCAGCATCAGAAGGCATTTGGAACATATACTTTACCATATTCTTATATGGAATTTGATAAAGTGAAGATTTGTCCTCATGGTCTCCAGGAAGAAAACCAATCTCTCTTGTAGCAACTAAAGAACGGACAAGATATACTCTTTCGTAAGGTGTTCTTTCGTTTAAGACTTCTCTAAGAGCATTATAGAGTGTGATGAATGTTTTACCAGTTCCAGCACATCCATAAGCTACAATATGTTTTCCTTCATCATATGAATCAAAAAGTCTTTTTTGATTTTCTGTGAGAGGGTCAATATTGATTAGTAGTTCACTATTTAATGGTTTCCTTCTCTTCATTTGTTTTGTAGTAAGACCAACACCGATTGGTTGTTCTGTTCTTCTTTTTCTTGCCATACTAGATTTTCTTTACGGTTGAACCAGGCATTTTTGAGGCACGTCCTAAGACATCATTCCAAGATGGGTGTTTTGACGCAAGTTTATTACGCCAATCACCCACTTCACCTGGAGTGGCACATCCCTCAGACCAATCCCTTTTCCATTCAGGATTGTCTTTATACCATTGTTGAATGTCGTGAACACTCATTTCAACAACACGTTTTTCGCCAGTTTCAACATGAATAATAGGATAAATTGCCATAAGTTACGAAATCAAGATAAATTTATTTATCAGGGACTTAGACGTGCTTTATGAAGCCTCTTCTCCTCATAATACTTCCAAATATGAGGTGCCCACTTTTCAAGATGAGGAACAAGTTGTTCGCAAAGTGCTTGAATTTCTAATTGGGCATCCATCTTTGCTCGCAAATCCATAATATGGAGGACAGAACGCAGATTAAAAGAAACCACAAAGTTCTGACGAATTGCTTGTGCAAGATAATCCCTAATGTGTTCTTCACACATTCCTCTTTCGTATTTTGAGGCATAACGCTTACAACCTTCGTAAATGAAATCTAGTTCATCCTGATAGTCGCCAAGTGTCCATTCATACTTCTTACCATAACGATTGGTATAGAAACCAGGAGGACGAACATAGAATACATCCTCAGGATTAAGTTCTCCACTCGCAACCTTTACGACACGCTTACCAGTATAACGCTGGGACTGAACATCAAAGGTTACTCCAACACGATGAGTTCGTGCCTGCATCGCTACGTTATGGACATACCCTGAAACAGAGAATGTGATACCAGGATGCTCTAGTGGTCCCCAATGCCCCTTCTCGTTGCTCAGGAGACGTTCTACGACCCACTCACCACACTTAGCAGGGTTTGGGATTTCCTGTTCGTGAATAGGGGTTTCTGAGTAGTCACACTTTGCTGCCTGATAGATGACTTGCTCAGGGATAGCATAGCACTGCAGAACTTGAACCTGCAGGTTTTTATCAAATTCTAGAAGGTCTTTTGCTTTAATAGGTTTCATTTCTTTCCAAATCCTTTTGATGTTTTTGCTTCAAGTTCCGAAAACTGTTCTTCCAACTGTCTCAGTTGAACTTTCATTTCTCTCAGTTTTTCAGGAGTATATAGGTGCTCCTGTTTAATCAACCTCCGAAGAAGTTTCATAAGTTTTCTATGCCTGGTCATCATTAGTACTGTCCTTCAATGTAATCTTCTTCATACTCAACATCGTCAATTGAGTGATATTCACTTTTACCATACAACTCTACTTTAAGAGCATCAAGTAAAAGTTCCATATTTCGCACAATCAGTTTTACTTTTTCTCTGTCCATTTTGTTTTGATTGTCTCCGAACATTCTACACAAAAAAAGAGGGAGTGTCAATCCTCCCTCTCAACTTTAAACATTTTTTCAAACCACTCCGTCAAGTGTATTCCATAACAGTGCCAATACTTATGACCACGATAGGTTAAAAGATAACAGGCAGGTTTTCTGTCGTCTGGGTCTTTTTCGTGGTAGTAGTCTTCAATCATGCTACTTGTGGCTTTTTAGCCATATTAAGTTCGGCATTATGAAGTTTAACTTGTTTTTTATTTTTAGTTTTTAGGTATTGAACGAAAGCGATTTTCATAGGTCTGCTCCTTTACTAATGAGTAAATTTGCGTTCCTTCGGTTTCCCTACTTCCGTCTCTATTTGCTATTCGCAAATAGCAGATGAACGATAAGGGGATTATACCCCTGATATCGTATATAGTCAAGTATTTCTGTAACATTTGTTACAGTTTTATAAAATCTTAAGGAACTAAAAAATTCTGGGGAAATTTTTTGCTCGTTCTAGGAAATCAAAGGTCAATTTTGATTTTACCTTTCAATATAACTCAGGGTATGGTTCTGAGCATAGAGTTGTTCGATGATAATGTCACACCCAATCTTGGGGTTACAATCACCACACGTATAAACATCACATGCAGCCTTACCTTCTTCTGGCCAAGTATGAATACTAATATGACTTTCTGAGAGTAAGCACAATACCGTAACTCCTTGCGGATCAAACTTCTTGTAGATTGTTTGACATACTGTTGCCCCACTAGCAGACGCAGCGTTTTCTAGTAGGTCAATAAGAAAATGCTCATCGTTCAGAAGAACGAATGAGCATCCGTACAAGTTAAGTAAGTAGTGCTTTCCCATTTATTTTCTTTTTTTAGTTTTTGGTGCTTGGTATCCCCATAGTTTTGGACTAATTCTTCCATATCCAAATTCTATGTTATGGATACAGTTGCCTATTTTGTCATAATACATATCAAAAATACGAACTCTTTTGCCCCTAACTAAGTCGTGAAAAAGAGTTCCATTTTGATAATAAGAAATAATATATGTATCACTAGGAAGTTGTGTATTTTTTAACTCTTGCTGAGTACACTTTTCCTGCATAATTTCACAACCATAAAGTGTTTTTGAAAGTTCTTTCTCTTCTTTAGTCCAGATAGGAGCAGAAAAATCTTCATTGAATACTTCAGAATTTTCTACTTGCATTTCCTTTTCTGTCTTCATTTTTTGCTTACTTCCCATAATAAATTAGTAAAATCAACTACTACGATCATTCCAGACAATATCTGGATATGCTTCACTCACAATTTCTTTTGTGATACTGTATTTATCTTGTAATTTTTTATCCTTTACTAGAATTAAGATTTCAGCTTCAAGAGGGTGCAGACCTTCAAGAAGATTAATAAACATCGTTTCTTTCTTTAATTTTGATAGGGAATCATTTCCCCCTTTAACATAATTATAAAACTTAGTATACTCTTTGCGAATCGTGGTTACTTGCTTACCAACTTCACTAGCAGTTCCCAATGAATTAGAATTTAATTCATTCATTTTTGCTACAGAATCTTCAATCTTTTCACTTAAAGTTCCACTAAATGATGTTTGCTTATCTGTTGATGCATAGGGAACATCACCTGGGGGAAGACATGATTCAATTGTTTCGTTAAAGTTCCAAATAAAAATTGTTTTAAGGGAAGGATCTTCATATTTCTTAAGAACCTCAACCTTTTTTGCTTTTGTTCGTTGCTTTGATACCAAATCAAGAACTTCAAATGCAAAAGGATTTGCTGGAAGTTCCACTACAGGAGTAGAAGATGTTTTAGCAGCAGTCTTTGCTCTTGGTTTAGTTTCAGTCTTCTTCGTTGTCGTCTTCGTATTCATAATCGTTTTCAAACCTCACGGCTAAAATTTCGTCTGGTATAACATTCCCATTTAAATCATACATCTCTGGATGCAATGCAGGGATTTCTCTGTAATTCATCATATATTCTCTAGCAACCCACCCACCTATAAGTCCAACTATAAAAAACAATACTGTTAAAAATGAACCAAATACTAAACTTGTTGCTAACATTGTTCTTCCTCGGGAAACTACTTTTTTTTCCTAATATTCAGGGAAAATTCAAAGTTGATGGTAACTTCCCGATTGAGAAAGCTAACCACCTTGCTTACATTAATGTGACAGGTTTTTGGTTGCTTTCTTTTTCCTCCATTAAGAAACAATTCAAGTCCACGATTAACCTGGATATTCTTATTTATGTCAGACATTAAGTAATTTTTGCTCTTTTAGAAACTTAATTGTATCACTACATCCTCCCAATTTTTGTTCTCCATACAAAACTTGTGGGAAAGTTGCACCATATCCAAACTTTTCATAAAAATCTTGCTTGGTAAAATCCCTACCCAATTTATTTTCTTCTACAAAATGATTGGACAACCTAAGAACATCCTTTATCTTTGTACAATATGGGCAACCATCCTTGGAATAAACTACAAAATTCATTATTAACCTCCTATTTGATTTAATACATTGTTTACCTTGTTTAAAAAAGCATCATCTAATTGATAATTTTCTTTTATTTGCAATAGAATTTCTTTACACTGATGATTTTTACCCCACCACCAACTAGCAACTGCTTTTTCGTAAAGAAGTCCATGAATACCAGGATATTCTACATCAGTTTTAAGTGGTTGGCAAGTAAAATCACAGTTATCCAATGCTTCAGATGCATAGATATAACAATCTTGCCACCATTCTCTCTTTTCTGAGAATCTACTTAGCAAATATCTTGCTTCTGGTCTTTCTGGATAAAGGCACATAGCCTGTTGAAGAATACCCTTTGCAGTGCCATCACGGGTTCCCTGCCTATCATAGCAGTTTGAACCATGAATCAATGCTTCATATGCAAGAAGTTTATCTTCACTTCTTTCAGCACATCTCAAAAAATAAGATAATGCTGCAGCATTTTGTCCATTCTTTTCATACCAAAGAGCAACATTAAAGTTTAATTCTGCATTTTCAGTATCCAATGAGTATTCAGTAAGTAATTGTTCTATTTCAGATTTTTTAACCTTGGCAGTTACTTTAAATTTTTTAGTTTTAGATTTATTCTTCCACCAATTTAAAACAATTTCATTTGATATCTGATGATTGTTCTTTTGACCACTATTCACATCATCATCCATTCCAGCAAATGTTGAATTAAATTGATTATCTTCAACAAACAATGGTCTAGTATAAGTCTTTCCAATGGCAAAAAATAAATTTTCTGCAAGTGGTTGAACATCACAATCAGGCATTTCTAAATGATAATTACCATCTTTATAGTAATTACTAATAACTCTCTCGGCATGTTTTCTAGTGATCAAATATGCACTTACTGCCCAGTCATCCCATTGTCTATCACGAAGTTCAAAAGTATCAAACTCCTTCCTAATGGTAAGTAATTGGACACAATCCCAATCTGAAGGAAGACTATCAAAAAATTCTTTCCAGGTAAAATCCCAATACTTAATAGTCTCTAATGAAAGATCATCCTCACATACAAATAAACAATCTTCCTTGGTATTATCATACCATTCCTTAATTGCCTTTATTTGTGAGATTGCACATCCCTTCGTACCATCATTTAAAGTATGGGAATACTTTCCAGTTACTACATCATCACAATCAGCAAACCTCTTTGAGATTATTGATTTTGGACAAATGCCATACTCTGAAAATTGTGATTCTAAATTTTTTCTCCTTTCAAAACTCTCTTCAAGAGAAATATAACATACCGTTGGAAAACCAGATAGTTTATTGTCTAAAATAATTTTCTCAGCATAATAGTGCTGATCATCAATTTTTACAAGGTTCCAATCTAACTTCTTGAATGCTTTGTATTCTGTTGGATTGGAATACATTTCTTTGTTTTTTGTAGCATGACATTGTGCCAGGTAGTAAGCCTGATTCCACTTTACGTCACCCTCTTCCATTTTGTCTATGTGTTCTTTTTCACCAGTATCATGGAATCCTTTAAAGTGTTCGATTCTCTTATAATCTGAATGTGGAATATGAATAAAGTTGTAATCATAGTCCATTCTAATATGATTCAAACCAAAAAGTTTTAGTCTATCTCGGATGTCATCGTCATCATATGCGTAGAAAGTATCAAACTTTTCATCATATCCACCAATTTTTTCAAAGTTGCTTCTAGAAACAAGCAAAACCCCCCTAAGATATCTAAAGAAATCACTATAAAGATTTACATAATCTCTAATTTCATAAATTGAAAGATTATCTTTATTCACAGTTGGAACACCAGTGGTATCATCAACTATTTCTGGATTTTTAATATTAGGATGACCAGAAACAAAACTATTTTCATCTGGTGCATATTTTTCAAAAAAGTTATTATATGGATTTAAGATATAATCACAATCAACTTTAAGGATATAATCTTGAGTTGCAAATTTTGCAGCAAGATTTAATGGATGTGGAAGATTAAAATATTCCTCATTTAAAACATTTACAATTTTAATCCTAGGGTCATACTTTGTTAGATCATTAATTGATTGTTCTTCATCGGAACTCCAATCAACGATAATAATTTCTTTAATTTCATCATAAAGTAACCATGAAAATAGAGAAACTAAAAGAGGTCTTTTGCGATTTTTGCACGCACAAATAAGTGAAACGTTCATATTACAATCCAGTCAGGTAAATATAAGTCTTTTGTATTCCAATGAGAATAATCATTTTGAAACCATTGTGAAGGAGATATTGTTTTTTTACTTTTAGATAACCAAGAACCCCACCAACTAAAAGAACTATTTGCAATGATATGATAATCACACAATGCCATTAAACACAAATCAATTTTTTGATTATTGGACTCAACTATAGTAAATCGTTCATCAAAGAAGTTCTTTTTACACCATTCAGAATCATCACTAAAAACCAATACTGATTTTTTAGGCAAATAATTCAACGATTCATAATAATAATTTAAAGAAAGATTAACAAAATTTTTTTCTTTTAAATAATCTCCCCTACGAACATGAAGAGATATTACCTCATCATCTTGAAATCTACTCTTTATATAGTGGGTACAATATTCCTCTATTTGATTTGAAAATTTAAATTCATTGCGAAGTATTGTCTCTACATTTTTAAAGTACTTTTCAGATTGAAAATATCCATATAAATCAGTTCCATCTGGACATGATGAATATAGATTTTCATCAAATTCAAATCCAGATGGAGACAGTCTATTTGCATTTCCAGTTCCAACTTTTGGTGGTATATTAAAAATTTTACATAATTCTATATTATCACTTGGATACAAATAATCATACCCCAAATTTGAAGAAATACCTCTTAAAGCGGCATACTGAAATAATTGATTTCCAAGTCTTCCAGAATATCCAAGACTATCAAATGTTAATGCCATCAAAAATAAAGTTCATACAATATTCAAAAGGTATTCTTAAAAGATATGCTGCATTATCTTGATACCCAAATGTAATCAGCATATCATTTTTATATGGTGTCATTCCCACTCCAAATTCAATTTCTGCATTAATAAATGAGAACATTCTGGAAACTTTAACAATATTCCAATCATCATCCCAAACAACAAATCTATGCCGATACGTTCCATCTTTTCTTCCAGCAGGACTTTGGAAAAGGAAAGTTTCATGAGTCAAGGCATAATAATAGTTTTTGTATTTTAGAACCTGTGATCCACCACGTAAATCAATAGTTCCCAAGTCTTTCCAGTTCTTTAAATAAACTGTAGTTGTAGTATTAGTTTCTGGGTCATACTTTACAACTTCCGTACCATTAGTCCACTTTACATAGTGATATGGTAAATCAATGATCGGCATCCAATTTTTTTCACAATAAGAATCATCATTTCCTGGTGAAGGAATTCTATGTTGTGATATTTCTTTTACACTATTATCAGTGAATACCATCTCAGAAAGTTCCATTCTACCTGTACCTTTATCATCAAGGTCTCTTCTGACTCCAGTATTGTAGAGTTTGCCATTCCAACGAACAATACGAGCATCTTCCAATCCAACAAATTCCCAAAGTTCTTTATTTGGAAAATCTGAGGTATCAATATGATGATACTTTTTAATAGACATATCATCGTTCATTTCACATATAATATTCCATGTGCGAAGTCTCCAATCATTCTCTGGATGAATATAAACCAGAGGTCCCCATGGATGCTCAAATGTCTTTTTTTCTGAGTGATATAGAGTGTAATTAATATTTCTAATGTTTACCAACAACTTACCAGTTACTTCATCAAAGTATACTGATGGGTTTGTTAGGGATGGTCCTTTTAAATCTTCTGGTGGTATAGTTAATGGATGAATACTACCACCATTTTGAATTGCTAGTTTTACAAAGTTTAATTCATCAACTGCCATAACTTAAATTATTTTTTGATATTTATCTTTAATATTGAATGCTACTATTTTAATAGTTTCAACTAAACACATTTTTATGTAATCAAATTCATCGTATCATAACAATGATCTTCTGTCAATTGACATTAGAATCTAATAATGCTAATATATAACATTACTACTAATAATAGAGAAAATGAATGTTATTTTGTAAAGATAATGAAAGTATTTTTCATGTTCATATACCAAGAACAGGGGGTAGATACATAAGAGAATTATTTGTATATAATCACTTTAAAATTTATCATTCAAACTACGAAAGATTTGTTGAAGGAATTGAACTTCCTCATTTACATTATCCTCTATATAATTATCTTGAAGGTGCCGAGGAATCAAAACAATTCACTATTGTAAGAAATCCCTTTAACAAATTCAAATCAACAATGAATTTAATAATTAAAGGTAGAGAATATCCAATTGAAGTATATGACATGTTAAAAGATAAGGATTGGTTATTTAATTTTATAGACTATGAAAAAACTCAAAGTGACTTATACAAATCCAATACCTTTAGACCCCAAAAAGAATTTATTTCTGAAAAAACAAAAGTATATAAATTTGAAAATGGACTTGGAGAAAATTTAATTGAATGGTTAAATGAAAATATTGATCTTAAATTAAGAAATGCAAGTGTTTTTTATCAAAAAGGTCCATTAGAATTAAAAAAATATAAACTTGAACAAGAAATAGACCCAAAAGTAGAAGATTTAATTAAAGAATATTACGCAGAAGACTATGAATTTTTTAACTATTAATAACTTATTTAAAATTTTAATTTTTCTAAGTATTATCAATCCAATTGAAGT